ACTCGCGTGCGTTGGCTCGCAGCGTCAGCGTGTGCAGCGCGTAGTCGATGGTGTCGAGCGTGTACGTGTGCAGCAGCGATGGCAGCTCCGTGGGTGATGTGTCCAAGTCAAACAACGTCCCGCGCTGCGTCCTGATGTTGGACGATTGACCGAGCAGCCATTCCCGCGCGATGATGCTGTGCAAGTTGCCTGTGGTGCCCGTGGCTGCCAAGGTGCGCCATATGCTCGGCTGCGTGCGTGTGCCGCCCACCTCGACGGTCAGGCCGCCGCCCTTGCCGTTGATGAGGTCTGCAAAGCCTACGTCAGGCAGCTCCAGCACCTCGTTGCTTGTCGTGTCGTCGTTGGTTGCTTGGAACGTGACGTTTGCGCCGTCGATGTCGTAGACGTTGGTCGGGTAAATGCGCACGTCGCGTACCTCCTGCACGCCATCGCCATCATACAACCCAGTGGGCTGTCCTGTGCTTCCGTTCGCGTTGTAGACGTAAGCCGTGAAACTCATGACACAGTCCTCGCTGGTAAGGTCAGCCGGAAGCGGTGGCATATCAATTCCGAAATCAAACGTCACATCACCGTCGTCTTCGATGACAATTGCCGGGCTGACAAATTGCAACACGTGGGAGCTGTTGGTCGTCCACTCTGCTGCGTTCTCTACGACTGTCGCAACGGCAGAGAACACACCGGACGGTGGGTAGTATCCGGTGCTTCCGGTGTGGGTCACTGTGCGGCGTGCGTAATACTGCCCAAGGTTGAGCTTCACTTCCACAAGCAACTTCGTCGCAAGCACAGCCGACACAATAGCCTCATGGCTCGCCCGGAGCTTGAACCGGAGCGAAACAGGCGTGCCTTCCTGGTAGTGGATGGTTGCGCCGGTGAAGATGGTGACGTCGGTGCCGTCGAGGTAGCCGTTGGAGTCCGTGAACGCATACAGGTGATCAACAACAAACGGGCCGCTGCCGCCGTACTGAAACGTGCGCTCCACCCGTTGCAGCGGGTTGCGGAATCCGCGCATCCATCCGCTCGCTTTTTTGAAGTCGTCGCTTGGCAAATTGAACACTTCGCGTGCAATCGTCGTGCTTGCCGTTGTCCCGCTGCTGTTTACCGTGTAGCCGGTCAGCAGGTCGTCGTCGTACTGATGCGCGTGCAAGCTGTCGACGATGAAGCCGGAATCGACCGAGCCGTTCACCGAGGCGTGCCAGTACAACCGTGCACCCATCGATGACAGGATGTTGTTGAGCACATCGTATGCGCTCGTAAACTCGGGCGGGTTAGCCTGGCTGTTCTTAAAGCGGTTAAAGTTCAGCTCCGCGTTGAGCAGCCCGCTGGTGTAGTTGGTAGCATCGTACCGCACCTGCACGTAGTCAGCGAACGTGTACCGGTGCGTGTCGGCTGTGATGGTCCACGGCCGCAGCTTGTTGAGCGCGTTGGCTATGTGGCCTTTGAGCTTGCCGTAGCCGGTGGCCTCCGGGCTGAATGAATACGGGATGTTTTGCAGGTTGGCAAGGTCGTCCACTGCGGTGAGCGCCACCTCCTGCGGGTAGTACGCATCCTCAAACTCGGTCAGGTCAGCAAGCACGATGCCACGCCAGTACAGATCACCAAGCAAAGGCGAGGCGCCGCCGTACCGCACCTCAACAAAGAACTGTCCTTCGTAGCCGGTGGCAAGGTCATCTACCAAGTCCTCGTCGTTAGCGTTTTGCAGCAGCACGGGAATGGTCAGCCGGCTTGGCACGATGGCCACGCTGCGGTTGTTGATGTCGCCCTCCCACGTCAACTCAAAGCCGGACTCGCCTACGTTGAACTCAAATGTGGTGGCGCCGCCGTACTCCTCATCGTAGATGTTAATCCACCAGGTGCCGCCGTTGTAGTCCTGAAATGCTGCGTAGTGCTTGAGTGCCATTAGCGAAGGAATCGTTGTGCATTGCGTTCGCTCCGCTGATTGCTCAGTCGGATGTCATTGCCTGCGATTTTGCCTGTCACGACTACGGGTGCAGCTCCAAGCATGCTTTGCAGCTTGTCGAGCGGTGCGATTACCTCCGGGTTGGTCTTGGCGCCTGGATACTCACCCATCAGACCGACGGTCGGGCCGCTGATGATACCGCCGTCCGCAAAGGCGGGAATGTCAGCAAACAGCGACTGAACGAGGCCGATGCCGCCCGCCACAAGTGCCGGGATGACGATGGGCGCCGCCGGTCCGCTGAACTTGCCGCTGCTAATCATGGCCTCGATGATGGTGGCCTGTGCTGCTGCCAGCGCTTGGTTGATGATACCCTTCGTGGCCTCCTTCATCCGCTCCTTACCGTCCTCCGCTCCGCGTGCCATGGCGCCAAACGCTTGGCCCATCTCATTGCCAAACGATGCTGCGTTCATGGCCAGCGATTGGAACACAGCTTCGCCTACGGATTTGAAGCCCTGCATGACGTTGTTCCACTTCTGCCACTTCTCGAACGCTATCTCGTCCACGATGAAGTCGTTCTCGAAGTCGTCCATCATGTCCGGGATTGTCTCAAGCCCGGTCAGCTCGTCCGGTAGTGCGTCAATCTTTGCGCCTTTGTCTTGAGGTCCGCCGGTGAGGATGTCCTCGCGCATCATCTCGCGCATATCGGCGATGATGGCCATTTGCCGCGCTTGCTCCCTTAGTTGCTCCTTGGTCAGTGCAGCAGCTGCGGCCGCGTCGGCTTCTGCGTCTGCCTTGCCCTGTGTTTGTCTTTTGAGGTAATCTGCGTATTCGCCTGCACCCTCAAGCACAAACAATTCACGTTTGAAACCATCAAGCACCGCCTCCTGTGCCGCCAAACGCTGTTCCTGCTGCTTGATGTTGCTGCTCATCAAGTTGCGCGTTCCGTCCAAGGATTGCGCATTTGTTTTTCGCAGCCTTTCTACTTCTTCACGTTCCTTTTTTATCGCCTCCTCTTGTTCACGTATGCGCTCGGTGACGTGCCTAATGGCTTCGTCATTATCCATGCCTTTTAACTCATCGCGCAGCTTCTGCACTTCAGCATCAGCATCGATGGCTGCATCGCTCATAGCATAAATGGCAACGCCAACCGCAGCAATGGCCGCAGCAGCTAACACGAACGGGTTAGCTAATACTGCGGCATTAAGCATCAGCATAGCCGTGCGGGCCGCTTTCAATGCACCCACAAACGTCGGAATCATAACCAGCAACGGACCGACCGCACCGGCAATAAGTCCGACAATGACCACAAATTTCTTTGTGCCGTCGCCTGCGCCCTGGAACGCCTCAATCATCTCCCGCAGTTTCTGCACGAGCGGCGTGAGAATGGGCACAAGCGTGCGGCCGATTTCCTCTTGCAGGTCGCCGAATGCGTTGGCAAGCTGCGTGAAACCACCGTCGGCCTTTGCTGCTGCTTCAGCTGATCCACCGTACTGCTTGTTCAGCTCGTCCAGGATGAGCGTCTGCGCCTCAGCAAGTCGCCCGGTTTCGGCCATGGATTTGATGACCTCCTTTTGCTCGTCGCTGAACTGGATGCCCGAACGCGACAGCGCCGACAGGTTGGCCACCGGGTCGTTCAACGCCTTACCCAACTGAATCGATGCGCCCTTCAGGTCACCGTCCAAGCGCGTGGCAAGGTCGAGCGCGGCCTTCTGCGTGCGTGCAAATTGGTCGCCGCTGATGTTGGTGAACGTAAGCAGCTGCGCGGTGGCATCTTGCAGGATTTGCTCGTCACCAAACAGCGTCTTGCTTTGCAGGTCGCTCGCCATCTGTTGGAGCTGCTTGGACGTGTAGCCGACTTGGTTGCCCGTGGACTTCAGTCCGGCCTCCACTTGCGCAATGGCTTTGGCTTGCACCCGGAACGCCTGCACCGAAGTAGCACCCATAATAGCCAGCGGAGCAGTGATGGACATCGACAGGGTTTTGCCCAATTGCTTTGTGTTCCTGCCGAAATATTTCATTTCGCGCATAGCCTTGCCAAGCCCTTTCTCAAGCTGCTTGGTGTTTGCTCCAATACCGACTACGAGATCTGCTAACTTCATCTGCTCGCCATTTGCCGCAAGATACTGAATCCATCAGTGGCCGTTTTCTTCTTCTGCTCCTCCTCCCATGGGAACGTGGCGATGTCGGTCGGCTTTTTGATGCTGCCTTTCTTCACGTGTGGCTGCATCGTGATGGTAGCAAGCCACCTGGTGCGTTCCCACTCCTGCCGCTGCCGTTGCTCCTCAAGCTCGTAAAAGCCGCGCATGGCATTGCCAAACTCCTCAAACGTCAAGTCGTACAACGCAGAAAGGCCCAGGCGTAATACGCCCAGGCCCTTTGCTTCAATGTGGTCCCACGTTAACGGCTCGCCGCTCTCCTCTGTGCTCTCGTCACTTTTTTTTTACGCCGAGCAAGGTGGCAATAGCCTCCTGCATCTCGATGATGTCGTCCGTGGTGATGGCGTCCATCCAATCGTCGAGCGTTACTTCGAACGCCTTGCCTTCCTTCCGTGCACCTGCCGCTGCGCAGTAGTAAAGCAATTCAGGCACCTTGGTGATGTCAGCTTCACCAATTTCCGCCATGCGGGTGCCTGTGTTCGTTTCAAAGTCCCTCCAAGCCTTCATGCTTGCCCGGAGCGAATACGTAACGCCGTCGACTGTGATGTTTACCATGCGGCTAATTTATCACGCAATCACCTCACGTACAACAGTGCCCGTAATTTCGAGGGTCATGCTGAACGTGACGTTGTCTTCCGTGCCCGCAGTTTGTTCTAGGCTCGTGATGTAGCCTGCAACGTCGAACTGCTCGTCGCCTGCGTTGCCGGTGGCGCCTGCTCCGGTGTTCGTGAAGATGACGTACAACTTCTCACCAGCGATTTGGTGATCCACCAATTGGTTAAAGTTGTTCGTAGCGTCCTCCGCAAACAAGCCCGACAAAGACAGCGATGCGGATTTGAGAGACGGGAGGATTTCACGCCAGCCGCCTGACGTCTTGGTGGTGATGTCACGGATGTCGGTGTTGAGCGAGATGCTGCACTCGGTTACGTGGTCGACTACGACTTCACTGTCGTCAGTGGTGCCGAGA